GCGTTTCGCTTGTTTGTACGCCCCCTTAACTGACGTATGTAGTTTGTATTTTCCCTTTGCAATCTCTATTGTTTCGTGTTTATTTACGAATTCATCTATTTGCAAAAGTTGGATAATCGTGTTTAAATAGTTCATCGCGTTTGTCTGATTATGTTAATAGTTTCGTCTTGCGTTTCTCCGTTGGTTAAATCGTAAACTACGAATATTGTTGTTACTTGGTCAACACTTAAAGTAATATTAATAAATTGGCTTTGTGTTATTTCTAACGGGTCAATAATAACGTCGCTTTGCCCACTTGAAAACGTAGCCTTGTAGGCTTGGTTTGGTAAATTAATACCTATATCTATATCTTCTTCTTCGTAGCCTACTTGAATAGTTCGAATTGGACTAATAGGCATAAAATCGTTAAGTAGTTCGAAGGTAGTTTCACCCGTTACCATATTAATTAGGTATCGTTTGTCTCGTATAACTAACCTATCGTTTAGTTGTAGGCTTGTCAGTAAACTTGTAGGAAGATTCGCCTTAATTGTGGTAAGTCGGTTTTTTGGATTAAACAAATTCGTCAAGTACGGAAAATAATACGTTCGGAACATTGATTGGTTAATAACTTGTAACCAATAGGTAGAAGTTTCGGGCGCAAAGTTCAAAGAGTAATCAATACCCAATACTTGCAAGTCTTGACCAAACATTACGTAGTCGAAGTTGGTAACGTTTCCCGTTCCGTCTGTGTAGTGGATATGGTGCGGTAAAGTAACCGAACCAAATTTGTAAAGTAAACAAGGTTTAGGAATATAAGGCGCAAACGCACTATCTAACGAATAGCCTACTTGAAGTCCCGTTGGGTTTCCTAATTCAAAGAATTGATTAAATAGTAGATTCTCAAAAGGAAGTTCTACGTTAAATTCTCCCCCGTCGTATGGGTATTGATATTCCGTGTTTCCGTATTCTCGTAGCGCTTGGTCGAAAAAGGCTTTGTTCATAAAGCTATTTGATTGCTGATACCTAAAAGCTATTTTCTTGTATAACCTTACGCGGTCTATTCCTATTTCGGTTTTGTCTGTAAACTTCGTTATGTCGATAATTGCCCCCGCAGCATACCAATCGTCCAACGGTATAACTTCGTAAGTGTTTGGCGCAGTACCATAGCAAGTTAGGTTATATTCCTTTAGGATTCCCGAAACAAAATCTTGTACCTTCATAGTAGGCGCTAACCAAGCAAGGTTAGTCGTAGCGCTTGTAGTTATGGTGTTAGTTGAATAGTCGACAAAGTCATTATAACTTACAGAACTAATAACATAATCAACTGAATACGTCAATAAAAAATCAATGCTTAAACCAACGTCGCTTCGAAGCTGAAAGGTGTACACGTCATTTAATCCTTGAACGTTTGGAATCGCCACCAAGTTTCCGTTAGTATTATATCCTAATCCATTCCAAGTTGCATAAAGAGTACCATTCTGATAAACATCTATATAAAATGGAATTGTAGGGTTTGAGTTGTTTGATATAAATAAATAAACATTATGAAAACTAACGCCCGACAAAAAGTTTAAAGTTACCGTACTATTTAAGATGTCAACGTAAGGAATAAGATTATAAATTCCGTGACCACCCCCACCGACAAAACTATTTAAAGTGATATTTTCGGGTTGGCTTGTAAAGGCAAAGTTATTTCTATTTTTAAACCAAAGGTAAGATTGCGTAAACTTTGGGTCGCTCAAAAAAGTACCCGTAAAATTAACACCGTATCTATTTTCAATTAAATTAAATATCGAAGCAACCCTAACGGCAGGGAATAGTTCTCTGTAGTCTATTGCCCCTTGGTTCGTCCTTATGTCGTTAGTGTTCATAGGAATATTAACAAAAGGTAACCAATTAGGAAGGGTTGCAGTCGGTTGAACTGCGCCGTATTCCCAAATCCGATTGGAAGTTATTAGCGGGTAACATACGTCCCAATCAATAGCCCCGTTAGTAATTCTTTGGTAAACTTCAGCGAAACTATAGGTATGATTTATTGGGGTGTAGTCAAGGTCGCTTAATAAATCTTCGCCTACCAAGTCTTTAAGGGTTGTAACGTCTCCATAAAAAGTAATCGTATAGGAGTCGGGTTGCCCGTTTTTCAATTGGCTCTTTTCCATTTGAATTTTGCCCCTACGAAAAAAAGTCATATCAATTTCTATGTACCCGTCTAAACGTTCTTGGTAGTTAATAGAACTATTCAAGGCGTTCTCGTAGAAGTATTCCCAAATTGAATTATTCTTGGGGCTTGTAGGAATCGTAAACGACTGCGAGAAGTCGGTAAACGTTTTACTTATGTCTTGTATATTTTGAATAGTCGAAGTTACTTCTATTACTTCGTCGTTAAATAGGTCTAATTGTTGACCTTCTACAAAAACCCTTACTTGTCTTTTCATTAGATAACGTTATTAATTAAGTCGTTACTTTGCTCGAACTCCAAAACGTAGTTAATCATATAGTTATTAATGCTCTTTTGTTTGTCGATTCCTTTAGTCTTCAGTTTGACGGGTTCGTTATTCAATAAGATTCGTTCACTTAACATTAGTTGTTGAAGGTTAGAACTAAATGATTCGTCTACCCAACCCGTATTAACTCGGTAGCTAATTATTCCGTTCGTGTTGAAGGTTTGCCGTTGGTTGGCTTGAGTGTCCCAACTTCCAAACAATCCCATTTCTTGCATTAGGTTAAACTCGGTTGTAGAAGTTTCTAAATTTTCGTAAGATGCTTTAAAGAAAAATTCCCTTTGCCAAGCCCCGTACATATTAATGAAGTCCACTACTTGAACGTCGTATTTACATTCTTCGATTGGGTAAAAAGTAGCAGTCCAAAGTAATTGCGCTCCGTTAAATATTTCTACCTTGTTTCCCGTAAGATAATAACTTGGTCGAACTCGGTAAAGATTGTACATAGAATTTCCACCCGTAATTGAATACTGCCAAAACAAACCCGTTTGTAACTGCGTGTATTTTACCGTCCAATGTGTTTCTAAATATGCCGTAAAAGTACCCGCCCGTTCAAGGCTATTTAACAAAGGGTTATTGTTTGCGTCGCTCCAAAAGTAATAGTCTTTTTTGTCAAGGTGTACGGGCATTGTAAATATATGGCTTGGGTTGTAACCTTGCGAATAATAACCGAAGCCATCGTATGCCCAATAGGTTGTAGTTCCTAAAAGTACATAGGATTGCGTAAAGGGGTCTAACCAATATTCTTTAACGTCTACTATAATGTATTCGTTTACGTTTAGTAAACCTTCATCTGTGGCGTAATTATTAATAAAAGTCGTGTGTTCTATGTACTCCAATAGGTATGGGGAAATATTGTAAAGGGTTTGGGTGTTGTTACTTGCAGGAATCAGTTTCTCCAACGTGTAACTTGGTGCTATTGGGGGCGGGTTTCCGTTTTGATATATGTAAAGTTCAACCTTGCTACCTTCTTGGGTAGGTTGGTTAATTTCCACTATAAAAGGGCTTCGTGCAAATATTCTATTAATCGCCATAGTTCTTAAAATTTTCTTTCATTATTGTGTCAAATAATTCTTCGGCTTCTAATCCGTAAAGTTCTACCATTTCGTCGGGTAGGTTTTTAAATGCTTCTTCAAAAGGTCGTGTAAAAAACATACTCGGTTTTATTCCCCTATTCCAAATAGACCTAATTATCCCGTGCCAAATTGGAAGTCGCTTAAACTTCTTCCCGACTTTACACCTCGTACCCCTTGGTCTTGGTAAAAGCCGTATTCGAGCATTTCAAAGTAAAGGGTAATGGAATTAGGATTAACCGCTACTTCGCCTTCTAAACTTTGTTGTAAACTACCCGTACTATTTTTTGCGGATAGATTATTTTTCGCGTTCTGTATAACGTGGTCTCGGAATATCTTTAAGGCTTCTAATTGGCGTTCCTTTTCCATTTAACAAATAGTCATTTCGTTAGGGAAGTCCACGTTAAAAGTCATAGCCCACCCCGCCAAATAGTTTTCGAATCGTTCTATAAATGGTTCGCAGTTAGGTGCGCCGTTTAGTTGGTACAAATCGTCCCAAATGTTTCCGTGTTTTAGCATCTCGAAACATCGGTTTAAAATTGCTAACTGAGTATTTAAAACGTCTATTTCGTTGTCTGAAGTTTCAAATTTTCCCGTAGGTTCTTCCTTGCGTTGGCTTACGTTATCCATTGCGAGAATAGTAACCGACGCGCTAATAACGTTGTCGTTAAAGTTTACATTATTTACCATAACGTGAACCAATGGAAAGATATTTTGTTTGCCTAAATCCACGTTAAAAATAGACCCTTGCGTTATCGTGTTAACCAAGGGGTCGTTAGTGAAGTGTGTTTTAAGTGTGTCAAGTAAAGAATAGTAACCCGTCATAATTTAGCCTTTTTTATTTCCATTAATTCTATTTCGTTTTTCTCCGATTCAAAAGTTAGATAGGTAAGACATTTAAATAATCCGTATTTTGTAACTGTGTCATATTTTGTAAGGTCTCCTTTAGCGAGTCCGTAAATGCTTGAATACCACCCCCACTTTTTGCCAAACTGAGTTCGTGCGCTAAAGTCAGAAACTCTTTCTCGTTCGTCTTTATCTCGCTCGTCAAATAATCGAGGGTAGCGCTTAATAACTCGCTTCCTAAACTCCAAAAAAAAACACTTGAAGAAATAGCTACGTCCATAGGCGCGAACTTCATACCTTCGCTAAATGCAGCTGCCCCCGTGTATTCCATAATCTCGTACTTGTCTTCTTTACGAATTGTAATTGGTCGGTACATTACTGCCATTGCTTTGTGGAAATCTTCCCACTTACTTAAATAGTTTTCAAGGTCTACATATTCCCCAAAGGTTATATTCTCAAGGTCGGGAATAAATCCAAATTCTATATCGCCTATTTTAAAGGTAGGTTTAAACTTTGGTTTAGCCTTGAAGATTTCCGTAAAGTGTACGATTAGTTCATTAATAGAAGTTAGTTTTAGTTTGACTACTTCTTGTAATTTCAGACCGCAAAATATTTCAATCATTTTTTGTGCTATAAATTCTTCGTCGTTTGACGTTGCTTGTAGCTTTAAAAACTCTTGGTAGTTACATAATGGTATTTCACTAATTGAACTTGGTACGACTATATCTAACTTCATATTATTATAATTAATTTTTCGTGTTTTTGTAATTCAAAACAAATTCGTGCGCTCGTACAAGCATTTCAAAGTGTTGGTCGATAGCGTGGTTATTAAAATCGATTGGTTTGTTTAATCGTTTTCCTTGCTTGTCCGTGTCCCAAATGTACGAGCGTAATTCTTTGATTAAATTACCGCTATTAGAAGTAACAAGGTATTCGTTACGCTGAATTACGTCTATTCCGTAGTTTATGGAATCCTTACCCTTTGTTACTCCTTTAATCGTTATTCCGTATCTTCTTATTTCATCTATTGATTTAGGTTCGGAACTATCAGCATAAACTATTACGTTTTTTGGTAGCAACTTAGCTATGTCGCTATTTAATAACCCCGTTTGGTAAACTAATTCGTTTACTATTCGTTGCCCGTTGTAATTGTATATTTCAATTATTGCGGTCGGGTCGTTCGTGTAACCGAAGTCCAACCCTAATCCAATTAGCTTGGCTTCCTTTGGTATAGTGTCAATTTGTTTCCAATTAGAGAATACAACACCTTCTAACATTCCTAATTGACCTTCGCCGTATACCTTCCACCAATTAGCCCAATAAGAACTTGTCTTGGCTTTGTCGCGGTTCTTTTCTATTTGGTCTATAATTGATTGGTCTAACGCTTCGTTATCCTTGTAAGTCAATATTAAAAAGTCGGAGTCTGATTCGTCTTTTAGTTCGGTGTGTACCCAAAACTCGTTGGCGGGGTTGAAGTCTAAATAAACTTCCTTCCGTGTTCGAATAGCTAATTCGTTGTAGGCATCAAAGGTAATATTGTTACATTCGTTTATGTATAGTATGTCCCTTCGCGCACCCCGTAGTTTACTTGAGTCATCAGCGGAAAAAAATTCTATTACGCTTCCATTTGCGAACTCGTAACGAAGTAATGAGCGGTTAAAACGTTCTTCGAAATACCTGCCCGTTGATTTCATTATTTTTAGGAAGTCCCGTAGCGCACCACGCCTTAAATGGGGGATAGTTTCCGCGACTATTGATATTTCTAACCCTTCTACCTTGGCTGCCTTGTCAATTAACACGGGAATTATTCCGAAGGTCTTACCCGCCGATGTTCCCCCTTGAATAATCTTAACCCGCTTTTTAAGATTCAGTATCTTTCGAATCGCCGTCGTTTTCTGAAACATCGGGGAATAATGGTTGTTCTACGTTTGTAATTTCTTTCTTGTCGCTTAATCC